GATGCCGTCTCGGCCGGGATGCCGAGCGTGTCGCGCATCTTGCCGACCTCGACCCCCAACGTCTGAAAGTCCTTTACGGACTTCGTGACGAACGCGCCGACCGCCACCCCGGCGGTGGCGAGCGCCGGCACCGCGTAGGAGGACAGGTTGGTGAACGCGGTGGAGCCGAGCACCTTGAGCTTGTCGATCCCGCCCTCGGCGCCGGCCAGGTCGGTTTTCAGCTGGGCGAACTTGGACGGGGTGTGGTTGTCGACGTCGACGGTGATGTCGACGTCTTCTTTGTCGAGCCGGTCGGCCTCCTTCTGGATCGCGTCGAGGTCCTTCTTGGCGTTGCCGACCGCCTCCACCCGGATCTTGACTTGCTCGTCGTCCATCTGGTCGACCCGGGCCAACGATTTGAGCAGCCGGTCGACGTCACGCTGGGCGTCACGCAGCTGCGCGTTGACGACCACCTTCTTGTCCGCCGCGGACAGACCCTCGAGCCGCCGGTCGAGCGCCTTGATGTCATCGGACGCCTTGTCGTCGGCGCTGATCCCGACCTCGACGTCCTTGCGCTTTTCCAGCTTGTCGAGATCGTCGGCGACGTGTTCGATGACTTTGGAGGCGTCGTCTTTGGCGATGAGCCGGGTGACGAGGTCCTGGAATCGGCTAGCCAACGGACTGCTCCCATTCCCGGGCCATCGCCCGTTCGGCGGCTGGTGTGCCCTTCTGCACGCCCTGGGAGAACGTGCGCTTCTCCGGGGATCGTCCAGCCGACCACGGCCCCGTGCGCCAGCCCTGACCACTGTTCATGTGCTTGCCGCCGGGGCCGACCGACTTGTCCTTGCGTTTCAGTTCGCCGACCACGCGTTCGTCGGTGCCGTACTCGAGGAGCGTCCACTGGCCGCCGCCCCGCCGCGGTGAGGCGGCCACCGTGGCGGTGGCGAACGATCGGCCGCCGGACACCTTCACTGTTGCCGACAGCTTCGTGCGTCGCCGTTTGGAGAACCCCGACAGGGTCTGATCGCCGGTGTCGATCCGCACCGAGGCGATGATTGCCTTCTGCATCTCGACGGCGCCGGCCCGCACGATCTGCTCGGGCAAGGTGGCGACCTTGCGGGCGAGCGCCCGGTACGACGTGCCGGCGCTCATCGCCGTCCTGTCAGGTGACCACGACGGCCACTCAGGCGTGAGCCCCCGCCGCCCACGCGGTCCCGGACCAGTTGAAATCGAACGTGCCGATCGTGATCTTCTGCCCGGTCGTCCACGCCGTCACCGGGATGGCGATGAACCCCTCCCCGGCGAGCTTGGCGGCGTTGGGGGCGTCCGACGCGGTGATCTGCGGGTCGGCCGGGTAGACGGAGCCGGGGCGGGCCATGTCACGGCCAGGGGCAGTCCCACTACCGATGATGATCCGGCTGTTGCCCTGGATGCCGACTTCGAGGTCGGGGCGCTTCAGCACTGGCAGCGGGGCGGTGGCGGTCAGGTCGGTGTGGGTGTCACCACCGATCGACCCGGACACGAGCCGGCAGCGGCCGATCGCCCGGGGCGGCTTGTCGTTGTCGAACGCGAAGTAGAAGAAGCACTCCTTGCTCGAGTTCTCGTACAAGAAGGCGGACAGCCCGTTCTGCTGGGTGAGATCCTGAAAAAACCCGAGGCTGAGCTCGATCGTGTCTTCGCCCACAACAACCGTCTGACCAGGTACGCGGCAGAATGTGCCGGCCCGATCGTTCTGGGTGATGTTCGGCGTACTGTTCAACGATGCCGAAGTGACTTGGCATTGCCACACCGCCGAAAACGCGTTGTAGTCAGCCATTGCGACGGTTGGCAACGTCTTGCCGTCGGGCGCCTGCCACGCGTCGGAGTAGCCCACGGCACTGCGGTCGACCAGTTCGAGCCCGAGGCTGGCGGTCTCACCGACGGGGATCCGGATGAGGAATGGGTCAGACACTGACGGCCTCCTTGCTCAACGCTGTCGACCCGCACAGGGTGCGGGCACCGATGCTCATGTCGACGTCGACGAAACTGCCGCGCAGGTTGGGGCCGCCGACGTCGATCTGGCGGGGTTCCCAGCGGCGGGGGGTGCCGACGGTGCGGGCGGCGTCGTAGACCCGGGCGACGAGTTCGTCGAGTCCGTCGACCTGGGCCCGGTCGGTTCCGTCGTAGATGATCGCGACGGGGAACGTGGCGGCGTCGACCAGGCCGGTGGCGACGGTACCGACGGCCTGCTCCCCGCCGGATCCCTGCTCGATCCACACGCACGGGGCGACGGCCTGGGCGGGCGGGGTGCGATGAACACGGCCGTTGGAGAACGCGACGAGCCGGTCCTCCTCGACCTGGAACGGCTCGTCGAACACCCCGGACAGCGCCTCGTGTAAGGCGGTGCGGGCGTCGGACAGGAGGTTCACGACAGACCCCACCGGTGCTTCTTGGTCTCGAGCAGGCTCATGATCCCGGCCAGGCGGTCGCGGGGGATGCGGAACGCGACGGCGTCCGCGGACCAGGCGTCGACCACCCCGAACGGGGCGTCCTTGGTGCGGTAGATCTCGACCGTCAGCTGCACCACCGCGACCTCGACCGACTTGGGGATCGACTGGGGTTCGACGTTGTCGAGCTCGTCGTCGATGCGGTCACACGCGGCCTGCGCCGAGTCGTGCACCCGCGGGGCGTCGGGGTCGCCCGCGCCCAAACGCAACACCTCCAGGGCGCGGGCGACGATCCAGTCGACATCCCAGTTGTTGACGGCCGGCGGGACCGGCAACAGCAGGAGCTCGTCGCTCATCCAGGCCCCTACTTCGGCTCGCCGGGGTCCTCGCCCCCGTGGGTGGCGGCGACCTCGTCGGCCGGGAATTGGCCGCAGGTGTCGTGCGACGACGGTTCGGCGCCGGCCTCACCGCCCTCCGGGGCGATCTTGTCGTCGGACTTCTTGGTTGCCACCGTCAGGCCACCGTCAGCTTCCGGAACGCGCCGCCGTCGGTGATCTTGGCGACGAACGCGCCGATCACGCCGACCTGCATCCCGCCGAGGGCCGGTTCGACGGCGCGCAGCTCGACCGGCGACCCGGAGGTCTCGGCGGCGAGCAGCGACCCGGAGTTGCCGACCACGACCGTCTTGGCGGCCAGCCCGGGCGAGATGACGAGCTTCAGGCCGGCGATGTTTCCCTGCCCGGAGCCGAGGCTGAAGTTGCCGGCCGGGAAGAACACCGGGGCGACGTTGGCGACGAGCCCCATGATCGAGTAGCCGGTCGTCACGTCGGCGTACACCGTGTCGGGGTGCCGGTGCGACGCCCCGTAGATCACACCGGCCGCCGCCGTGATCGCGGCCATCCAGTCGGCGAGCGTCGGCGTGGCCGGCACCGCCGGGGTGGCCATCGTCGTCGCCGCGCCGAGCACGGTGCCGGCGGCGGCCTCGGTCTGCTGCGCGTAGGCCTCGGCGGCGAGGTCGAACCACAACGCCAGGGCGTCGGGCGTCGACCAGTTCAGCGCCTGCCAAGACAAGTCCCCCACGCCGGTGTACGTGTCCGCGGTGACCGACACGAAGGCCACGTTCATGGCTTGGCTCGGGCCTTCAGTTTTCTCGGCGGTCTGCTTGCCGACGATCGGCTTCTGCGTGATCGACGGGTACTGCAGCGTGCCGGAGGTCAGCCCGACCTTGCGGGCGCTGTCGACGATCGGCCGCGACTTGTCGATCGTCGTCATGATCTCGGTCATGTACTGCGGCGGGACGAGACCGGCGACGGTCGTGGTCGTCGTGTTGGCGACGACCCGCTGGATCCGGTCGAGGGCGCCCTCGCGGGCGCCCGGCCCGACCCGTTGGGCGATCTGGTCGTAGCGGACGATCAGCTGATCGCGGGCGTACTGGGCGAACGTGCGGTAGATCGGCTCGGCCCCGGCCGGGGCGACCGTCGAGCCGGCCGCGCCTCGCTCGGGCGCGCGGCCGCCGGCCCGTTGCAGCACCGCCGACGCGTCACGCGACGCCTGCCGCTGCTCCTCGAGCTCGAGCTGCTCGACGATCATCGGCTCGACCTCACCGAGACGTCCGCGGTGCCGGGCGATCAGTCCCCGTTCGGACTCCGACGGGTCGCGATCCTCTTCGACGGCCGCCTCGTTGATGTGATCGATATCGCGGTTGATCTGGTCACGCTCGTCGACCAGTCGCTGAAGCACGGCGTTCGGCATCGCACACTCCCAGTGGAAACACGTCGGGTTGTTCCATCACGGGGTGACCCGGTGCGCGGTGCACGCTGTCGGCCTGACGCCGGTCGGTGGGTGACGCGGTGGGCGGTGCCGTCTCCGAGACGGAACGCTACGACGCCGGCAGGGGGTGAGTCAACGACCGATGACGATCCCCACGGCGCGGAGCCGTTCGAGTTGTTCGTCGTCGGGCAGGTCGGGCAGTTCGAGCTCGACCCGGGTACAGCGGCGCACCGTCACCTCGGCTCCGACGTAGGCGGGGGCGTCGCACAGCGACACCTCGTCCAGGTGGACCCGTTGGCGGATCACGGTGCCGTCCGGGGCCCGCCCGGACCGTTTCGGCAGCCCCGAGATCGACAGCCCGGTGAGCAGCCCTTCGTCGACGAGGGTGAGCGCCTGGTCGCCGGCGTTGGTTCCGAACACCCGGAACGTGCCCCACAACCCGTCGCCCCGCTCCTCCAGTGACACGGCCCGTCCGATCCGTTCCAGCAGGCCGACCCCGTGCTGATAGCGCAGTTCGACCCGGTCCGCGGCACCCAGCTGCGGGGTGAACGCGCCCGGCACGAACATCTCCCGGTACGGTGCCCCACCGTCAGAGACGGTTGTCGGCCGGTTGTACGGGACGCAGCAGCCGCCGAGGATGCGTTCGTCGCCGTCGGCCCGCTCGAGATGGACGTCGAAGTTGCGGCGGATCTGTTCGTTCATTCGATCATCGCCTCCAGTTCGGCCACCGTCGGGGTGGCAGCGACAGCCTCGGACGTGGATGCGCCCGACGGCTCGTCGATCATCGCCAGCGCCTCACCCTGGGCGAGCGGCGGCAGATCCCACAGCATCGCCCGCCCCTCATCAGGGGACAGCACCCCGGCCTGCACCGAGGCGAGCACCACCGCCGACATCGTCTGCAGGTCCGGGCGGGTGAGGAACGACGGATCGAACTCGACCCAGTTGCCGCGGGGTAGCCACAGCGACAGGGCCGCCTCGACCCGGCGCGCCTTCGGGTACAGCTCCGAACGCAGCCAGGTGGTGAACAGCATCTCCGGGTTCGAGTAGTTGAGCCCGTCGGCCTGGGGCAAGTTCAGCATGAACGCCGGCACCCCGAACGCGGCGGCGATCTGCTTGGCGTCCCATTCGCGCGATTCGAGGAGGAGGAGGTCCTTGGGGGAGAACGAGAACTGGGTGAACGTCACATCGGGCGGGATCACCGCCGGCGCGGCACCTCGCGTCCCGGAGCGGGCCACCCACTGGGCTTGCAGTTCGGCGGCCTGCTCGGCGGTGATCCGCCGCTGCGGTTGCAGCACCGCCCACGGCACCCCGCCGGCGACGAAGACGTCGGCGGCGAACGCCTCGGCCGCCGATGCCGCCGCGAGGTTCGACGCGTACCCGGCCAGCGCCGACGTCCCGCGCAGCTGCCCGCTCGGGTTCCGGGAGATCTGCAGCATGTTCTCGGCCGCCAACTCGAGCTCACCGACCCGGTAGCTTCGGCCGCCGGACGGGTCCGCCTCGACGGTCACCTGCGCCGGGTCGAGCACCGTCCAGTTACGTGGATATCCGGAGTCCTCGTATCGCGACGTCGTCCACAGGAACGCGTCTCCCCACGCGTACAGCGACCACACGGCGGCGAAGAGGGCGTCACCGATCCCGTTGGGGAACCACACCGGGTCCGGGTTCGACACCCACATCGGTTCGTAGTTGCCGCGGAAGCGCAGCGGCATCGTCGAGATCTCCTGGGACACGAGCTCGAGGCATCGTGACGCCGACCCGACCGAGTTCTGTCCGCCGTTGAAGCTCTGACCGTTGCGCCACCACGACTGCAGCCATGGGACGAGCGAGTTCGGCGTCGACGTCGACCACATCGAGCCCCGAGGGTGCAGGCCGGGGACGTTCGCCAGCGTCGTCAGTGCGACGCGTCGAAGCCGGTCAGCTCTGCTGCCCACTGTCCGCACAGCGTACGCGCAAACCGGCAGGCGGACGAGGGATCAGTAGATCGTCAACGGGCCACCCCAGCCCACCTCGGCCAACTGCGACGCCCGCCACCACGCCATCCGCGCCGCCAACGCCGCGTCCACCGGCACCGTCTCGTCACGCCGCGACAACCGCAGCGACCCGTCCGCCGTCCACCGCGCCCCGAGATTGTCCATGTGGGCGGTGATCGCCCGGTACAGCTCGTTCGCCGAGCCCGCCTCCGCGTCGACCGACCCGGTCCACGGCTCCACCGGCATCCCCTCCCGGCCCAGTTCGTCGAACAGCCGCACCCGGATCCGCCGGTTGTGCACCACCGCCTGCACCTGCCACCGGTCGCACACCGCGGCGAGCACGTCGCGCAGTTCGTTGTCGCCGGCGGACTCGGCCGCCCAGACCATGAACACCGACCCGTCGACACCGGCGCCGACGATCGCCAGGGTCCGCTTGTAGGTGCCCTCGACGGCGAGCACCACCTCGGCCCCGTCCGGCGGCACCCCGACGTGCGGGCACGCCTGCCAGGCTCCCGGCGGCAACCAGCCCGACGTCACCTTCACCCACTGACCCAGGTGGTACACCCGGAACTGGCGCTCGGGCATCAGACCGAGCTGCAACTCCCTCGTCGCCGGCGACAGGAACCCCGCCGCCGCCGCCGGGTTCGCCTCCCGCCACGCCCGCGCGTCGTCCACCTCGCAACCGTCCGGCGCCGCCCACTCGAGATACGCCGCGCCCGCCGGCAGCGCCCCATCCCGGGACATCTCCCGGATCCGATGCAACACGTTCGGCTCGAACCCCGGCGTCCCCATCCCCAGGATCCGGTTCGTCCGCCCGCCCTTGCCCAGCCGGGCGACGATCGACGACACGAGCTCATCCAACGCGAACCCGATCTCGTCGATCAACGCCAGCCGGTACCGCAACCCCTCGATCGACTTCAACCGGGCCGAATGGGCCACGATCTTCGACCCCGTCGGCCGGTACATCAACACCCCGTCCCCCTCGTACCACAACATCCGATCGACCAGCTGCGGATCGTTCTCGGCGATCGTCTTCGCCGCCTGCACCACCTCGAGCGCCTGCCCCTGCTTGGTCGCCAACACCACCACCGTCGTGTATCGGTCCCCCCGACAGATCCGCTCCAGCCCGATCAGACCCTTCAGCGTCGTCTTGCCGTTCCCCGACGGGATCGACGCCACCGTCAGCAGCTCGCTGTACAACGACCGCACGATCTGGCGTTGGAACCCGGCCAACCGCACCGGCTCACCGGTCTCGGGCATCCGCAACCGCCCGATGAACCGCAACGCCCGCACCGCCTCATCCTGGCCACGCCACCGCTCCCACACCGCCGGCACCAGCCCGTCAGCATTCGGCTTCGCCCCCGGCCGTGACAACGCGCCGGGCCCAACGAGGGTTCCCATCAGGACTCAGTCTGCGCCTTCGGGGCCCAACCCGAGCGGATCGTGCACCATCCGGGGCCGGTCGGGCGGTTTCGGAACACTTTTGCGTAAATTGGACAG